CTACAGCCAAGTAAGAGCAGTTGTACCCACAAGTGTTGTCTCGCTCCAGAGCAGGACCAGCAGTCATCAGCATTCGCATCGACGGCATGACCTCCAGATTGAAGATTGCCTCGCGTAGAATGCTGATGGTTTCTCCGCTATTCTTGCCGAGAACGGGGCGAACTACATTGTCGATGTATCGATCAACAGTCTCTGCCCAAGTCTCCCTTCGGTTCTTGTCCTCCAGCCATCGTGCATAGCGGCTAAGAGCGATAAACGTCTGGTAATCTGTTGGCAAGTACTGTGGCTCGTTAGGGCGATCCTTCTGCTGCATAACTGGTATGTCCTCAAATAAAAGATGGTTGAAGAGACAAAAATCCCGTCTGGGATCAATGGCTTATCGCTCAAAGTTCCCAGACGGGATGATGTATGTGTTCGTGTGTACTGGTTAACTTAGGTAGGCTTGTCTTTAGTTTCAACCCTGTTATCGTGGATCGAAAGCATAATGATCGCATAGTGAAGGATCTTTAGCAAGTCCTTCCTGTTGTACCCATCCTTGCGACCATACCGCTGCCAGTACTTGAGGATGCTGCCCATGCAGAACCCCTCACCATATCCACTATCGATCATGATCTCCGTTGCTTGCATCTTGCTCTTGGCATAGTGAGCGGAGTACGTTGAGTCAATGTACTCCTTTAGCTCAGCAATATGCTTTGCCTCATTGTACTTATACACAATGAAGTCAGAAGAAAGATCTGGATAGATCTGTGTTTCATCCGTGGATGAAGGGATGTTGACGTTGTACTTTACCTGTGGATCATAGAGATACATTGGCCCCTTCATGTCATTGATGTATGGGTCATAGATTACATCACCAATCTTGAACTTGTCAATCATTGAGGACTGTGTTGATTCGTTTCCTGACATACTTGATCTCCTTTGTCTTTATGACCTTGAATGCAAATGATCGCACAAACTGTGGCTCAAGTCCAGCCATGTCGCAGACATCGACAAAATCTTGACAAGTGACCCCTACGGAAGAGAAGAACCAAGCTTGTGCCTGTGCACGAGCCAAGGCTTCTTCCTCTGGCTCGTTTTCATAGGCTGGTTTAGTAGCATCAAGAAGTGCTTGAAGAATTACCGTACGAAAGAGGATCAACTCTTGTGGGGTTGATGGTCCGTACGAGTCAAGTCTTAGTACTTCTCCGAGGCTTTGAAGGCTTTCTCTTTTTTTCTCTTCCATTGGTTTTCTCTGCGACCTTGTACAGTCTTACTGTATCTAGACTATTGCGCTTCTTCCTAGACCATTGCTTTAGTGTTTCTACGTCCTTTGCATCACAGCATTCAAAGCCGTGTTTTTTACACCAGTCCTCGTATGTCGTGGGGGAGTTCTTGTGTAGCTTGTTCTTCTTGTTTCCAAAGACAAAGTGGACATTGAGGTCGGGATAATTGTACTTGAGCAGTAGATGCTTCTTCCTGTCTTGTGCAGTGAAGTATCCCTTCACCTCAATAAGGACATCGTTGCCCAGTACAAAGTCTGGAGTGTACTTATGGTCTTCTGGAATAGTGCTGTAGAGGATCTTGATTGGTTCAAACTTGGCATCGATACCATTGGATGCTAATGTGGCACTTACCTTCTTCTCAAGTCCAGATCTGAAGTTCATGTTTCAAAGACCTCCTCTACGTCAGGAGTGCTTGCCACACTAGTGAGATAGCGAACACCATTGCTGTACTTGAAGGCTCGGAGACCGGCACCGTTGTTAGAAGATGACCAGCAGTGCTTCTTGAAGTCGCAGAAAGAACATGCTGTTGCAAGCTTCATGTTTCCACTCTTGCCATCCGGTACTGGGTCATGGCAGTGCTTTGGCGGTACTGGAATGTCAACAATGCGCTTTAGGTCTACAATCCTCTTTGAAGGATCGATACGCTCACGCTTGTGGACTTCGTGGAAGTGGATCTCTCCAGAGACCTTGTCGATTGCCACGAAGCCAGCACGATCATGCTTCCCAGCAAACGCATAGGATGAGATCTGGGCAATGTACCCAAAGGGATCGTCCATAGACAGGGAACCATCCTTGAACTTCTTGAAGCTGTGCGGTGAGGCAGACTTGAAGTCTACTAGCGTACCATCGACAACAGCGTCTTGGTGGCCTACTACACCTTCAACTGAAAGCTCATCCTGCTGCTCAGTTACATCGTGTCCTGAAAGCTTTGAGAGCAGGACTAGAAGATGCTCAAGGATATCTCCGTACAGGAACTTGATATGTGTAGGCTTTGTCAGCGGTTCCTTTGGTGCACCGTTGAGTTCATACCAGATCTTCCTATCCGGTTGACCAACCATAGACAGTCGAAGATATGGCGCGCTCCTCTTACGAGTAAGAGAGGAGATGACAGAAGCTCGGACCCCTTCTAGGAATGCGTCGATTGCCTTATCGTCAATCTGCACATCGTTGCTCTCGTCAAACAGACTGTAGATGTCTTCGACAAGAGTATCGATAGTCTTCTTGTTGTTGTAAGCTTCTGTCATCTCAAAGAATCCTTAAGCTGCCTGTCGAGTCATCGACGTTGGATTATTGATCTCGTGATCAAGCTTAAGATACGAAAGCTTGATGCGAGCCTGTTCCGGATTCACAAGCTTGTAGCGAGTGTACCTCTCTCCGGTATCTGACTTTGCATTTACCGTCAGGATCTCTACACCCCATTGACGGAGACGAGAGATCGTGGCAGTTAGGTTCTCACATAGACCCTTCTCGATTGCCGTCTTGCGCGTAACTCGATTGCGACGAAGAAGTGCCATTAGAACTCGGATCTCGTTAGTCATTTGAACTTCTCTCCTTTTGTATGTATATTTCATTTGCTTGTGCCAGTCGGTCCCTCTCCACACCCGACAAGCGAATGTCATCCAACGTCATGATGACCCCTTGTGTGCGCTACTTATCAGAACGGAATGTCATCGGCCACAGCGGCCGAATCCTTCTTCGCACCAACGGTATAACCACCGTCAATGACATCAAAGCCGTCGTTCTTGCCACCACCGTATGGTACAAGCTCCACAACCTGAACCTTGACTAGGTCGGCAGAGCGACCCTTCTTGCCACGAACGGTGTACTCGTATGGCTGGTACTTGACGTTGACTACGCTGCCGTTGCCAATCAGATCCCCGTTCCAAGGGTTCTTGGCTGCGTCGATGACCTCTGGAGCCTGACGAGGCGAACCATCACGCTTGGTGACCTTGCGCTTGATGGTTACGAAGTCACCACGGTTGTCGTTCTTGTTCTTGATGACAAGACCATCTGCGGCAGCCTTCTTCTTGTTTGCCTCGTCAAGAGAGACATCAAGAGACCAGCACGGCTCAAACGTAGTGTTTGGGGTAATAAGCGAAGCCCAATGAGCCTTGCCAGAGATGATCGTGTACTTGTTGTTGGTAGTAGCCATTTCCTTATCTCCTTCTGAAACATATGCCAAGCCAAGTAATCTTGGTTGGATTGATACTCTATCAAGTCGGCTTTAGACTGTCAAGAGCTTTCTTCGCATCAAGTAGATCCCTCATGTCCTTTAGCTGACTGATCTTTACGTTATACATGTCAGTCTTGGCTGTAAAGTTGTTTGAAGGATCAAGTTCACCCTTCTTTATGAACTGTGCTGCATCAAAGTACTCCTTTTTTGGAAGATATCCGAGAAGCCATCCGACAGAGAGATCGGACTTCACGCGAGTGAAGACGTAGTAGGTACACTTCTGCTTGATGTTGAATGCTGATATGGTGCAGTCGTAATCAAGCCTTGGAGTCCAACCAGTCTTCTTTGTTTTTACATCAATGGACTCTCCATTTGGTAGTTCCATGTCGTAGTCGTAGGAGTGCCTTAGAGACACACCAACGAAGTCAGCTACTAGAAGTTCACCAATGAACCCGTAGATATTGCCGCCGCCTTGCATGATTGAGTTCTTGATCACTCCCATTTCATCGGAGTAGATGCGGGCCTTTGCAATCATGTCTATCGGGATCTTGGTTTCAATTATCTCGGGCATTTGCCTTTACTCCTTTAGTGTGTCTCGCACCAGTTCTTACCGATCTTGTACTCTGAGGCTAGCTTGCACCTTACGCCCAAGCTGTCTTGAGTTGTTGACATGGCAATCTTTGTCATGTTGCCAAAGCTTTCCGCGTGTTCTGTTAGAACGTCATGCTGGTACTCGTCGTGGATAGACGCCACAAGCTTGGCGTCAAGATTGTTCAAGGCCACCATGTCTCTGATATGGACAAGCCAGCTCTTGCAGATGACTGCTCCGGCCCCTTGGATTAGAAGGTTGAAGGCGGCGTGAGGTTCCCTGACAATCAGTCGTCTGCCGTCAAGACCGATAAGATAACCTCTCTTGGCTGCAATGTCAACACGTTTGCGTAGCGTAGCTAGAGCAGGGACGTTTCTCAGGAACTGCTCAATCAGTTCAAGTCCAACCTTTGCGTCTCCTCCAACGATGGATCCGATCTTGGTAGGACCGGCACCGTAGATGAATGCGTAGATAAAAGTCTTTGCTTGATCTCTTGTCTCAAGTCCAGCAGCCTTCTGGTTAGCTGTGTGTACGTCTCCTTCGACTACTTCCTTTGCGAATGCTGGGTCGTTAAGGTAGTGAGCCAATGCCCTTAGCTCAAGCGACGAAGCATCGCATCCAACGAGAGAGCGAGAAGGAGAACTAGCTGTCCAACACTCTCTGGATTCCTTGCCGTAAGGAGAATAGGAGGCAGGAACTTGGGCAACGTTAGGAGAGTGGTGTGCCATTCTCCCACTGATTGCCCTAAGCGTAAGTACGCTACCGTGAACCTTCTCGTCGTCATCGACAACATCAAGCCAAGACTGAACCTTAGCAAGTCGATTTTGAATGAGAAGGAACTCGTATATGAGTTGGGCTTCCTTGATTTGAACATCTTTGAGTACTGCCTCATCTACAGTTGGATGACCAGTTTCAGTAAACTTCTCAGGCTTCCAGCCCTTCATAATCAAGTGTCGTGCTATCTGATGTCTGGAAGACATGTTGAACTGCTGGTACCCGATTACCGAGTGGTCACCAGCTACAATTGATTTGTCTTCAAGATGATTGAGGCCAACAGACGAAAGAGATCCATCCTTCTTCAGTCGGAGTGTGTAGTCCTTCACGAAGGATGGTAGTGGCTTGAATACCTCTTGGACTTCTCTCTCAATCTCATTTGACTTGTCCTGTAGACGAGCAGCAAAGCACATGGCTTTCTTGACATCAAGCCTGAAGCCATACCTTTCCTGCTCGTCAATGATCTCTCGTATCCTGTACTCAAGGTCAATGCTTCTCCTGCTGATCTTCTTCATCTCTGGAAGTAGACACATCCAGACCTTGAACGTCAACTCTACATCGTTTATGCAGTACTTAAGCATCTCGTCAGAAAACTTGGAGAAGTCATTAAAGTCTGACTTTGGGTAGTTCAGCCGCTTGCCCCAAGATTCAAGGCTATGTCCACCATCCCTAGCAGGATTGAGTAGCTGGCTAAGGATGAGAGTGTCTTCGATTGACTTCAGGTTGATTGCTGTACCGACAAGCTTGTTGAGTGCTGGAGCATCAAACGAGATGATGTTGTGTCCTATGAACTTGGTGACTGAGGATGCAAACTTAGGGAAGTCGGTAAGGCACTCGCCTTCAGACCAGTGCCTTACCTCCCCAGTCTTGATGTCCTTCACTACGATGCAGTGGATGACCGTAGGTTGAAGGCTGTCTGCTTCGATGTCGATGATGCATTCCATGCCCAACCCTTCTTCAAGCTTATGCGCCGCTAGTCGCGGCAGCGGTTAATTTCTATTAACCAACAATCTTACGCATGTCGGGAGCCATGTAGTTTGGTCCCTTCACTACCTTTCCATCATCACGATAAACTGGCCTACCATCGTTACCAAGCTTTGAGAGGTTGGAATTATGGACCTCTTCAAAGCACTTGTCAAGATCAATGCCAAATGCCTGACCAGCGCCGTAGACGACATACAACAGGTCTGTAAGTTCCTTGGCTAGATTGCGAAGCTTTGGTGGATTGTCGCTTGACTCAAGTAAGTCAAGAAACTCTGCTCCAAGTTCTCCAGCTTCTTCTGCAATCAATACCATTCGTAGGTTAATAAGTCTTTTGTCAACTGTGTTCATTGGAGATGTCTTTACATCTTGTCCCATGCATAGCATGAACTCTCCAACTTTCTGGAAATTAGTTTGCATGTCTAGCTCCTCCTGTCTGTTAGATGTCGATGTCATTGCTAGTAGACGCCTTCTCTGTGTCACTGTCCCCAAGGTTCTCAACCTCATGAAGTCGTCCCGTTTCCTTGTTGAAGAATAGATGGCAAGCAACGCCAGTCTCGCCAGCGTACCTGTTCTTGAGTACGCGAATGGTAGTGGTGTTGGCTACGTTAGGGTCGTCAGCCTGTTGGTCTCGTTCCATGGCTATGACTGCGTCAGAGAGCTGTGCAATGCTCTGGGAGCCACGAAGGTGGGCTAGGGATACTTCCTTGCCGTCCTCGTGTCCGCTGTCTGAGCCAGCCCTGCGTAGATGAGAGACAAGCAGCAGCGCACAGTTTGTCTCTTCGACAAGAGAGCGAAGCTTGGTCATAAGGATATCGATGTTGCGACGCTCGTCCATGCCGTCAAGGCCAGAGACTAGAATGGACAAGTGATCAAGAAAGATCCACTTGCAGTCTAGAGCCTTGATCATGTAGCGGATGCGGGCAAGGATCTCTTCCGTGGCTAGAGAGCCAAAGTGATCAAAGGCAAAGAAACGTCCGGTGCCTACCGTAGCCTTGTTCCACTTTTCTAGCTCGGCTCTCGGGTATCCTTCCCGCACCTCTCGGATGTACAGTCGGGCATTGGCCTCTACCGACATGAGATGGAAGATCGTGGAGCGCACGTTCTCCTCAAGCGACAGGACGCCAATGTTCTCGTTTGTGCTACGTAGAACGTGATGCATAAGCTCGCGCATAACGGACGACTTGCCGGTGCCGGTGCCAGCGGTGACGGTCACTAGCTCACCAGTGCGAATGCCATAAAGCTTGTCGTTGAGACCAGCAAACGGGTACAAGCAAGTCTGCTGCTGTCCCTCGTCGTAGAGTGTATCGCCATAGTCCTTGAGGTTGATGATGCCAGCAGGGGTGTAGACACGGGCATCCCACCAAGAGCGCATGAACTCCTCACGCTTGCCAGCCTTGAGGTACTCATTAGCGTCCTTGAGGGATAGGTTGACGATCTTGCACTTGTTTGGTTCAAAGATCTCTGCAACGGCAACGGCAGCTTTCTTTCCATGCTCGTCGTTGTCAAAGCAGATGACAATGTTCTCGTAGCTGTTAAGGAAGTTGTAGCTTGCCTTGCAGTTACGGACAGCAGACTGCGCGCCATCCTTGATCGACACGACAGGCCACTTGCTGCCCATCATCTCGTAGGCTGACAAGGCGTCAAGCTCGCCCTCGCAGATGGTAATGTACTTGCCGCCGCCAGTAAACAGATGCTCGCCAAAGAGACCAGCCTTGCCGAGAGAACCTCGTGGCTGGGACTCAAATGCCTTGCTGTCTACGTCGCGGATCTTGTTGGAGATATGTGCGCCGTTCTTGTCGTAGTACGGATACAGATGCTTGATGATCTTGCCGGTAGCGTCAGACACAACACGGACACCAAACTTCTCACATGTGTCCTTGTTGATGGCACGGTCCTTGATGTTGGTGAAGTAGCCCATCACAAGTGGCTTGTTGTCGTACTGCGACCCGCTTGTGGATGGGAAGTTCCTGACAACGTCATCAGACTGATTGGCGTTCATCATGTTTGCGTAGTCTCCTCTTTCCTCATCGGTTGACGGATAGTACTGGTTGTGGACAAAGCAGTATGAATGACCGTCAGAGAAAAGGACTTTGCCGTCGCTGCTTCCGCAGTCGTCGCATTGCCCCCTGCTGACTGGATGGCTATCGTTACGCATGCTCACCTTCAACGGTTATGGTGATTCAAGACTTGTAAGCTTTCCTCTCATATTTCCAGTAGCCCTGTCGATGATGTAATGAACAGAAGCCCTGTGCTTGTAGATAGAAGGTTCAACGCTCTTGAACTCTACATCATAACCTATGTGTGAGTAAAGGATTTTTCTAGACTCAAGCATCTCGGTAAATTCTTCAAGAGAGGAAGACTCCTCCAATACAGTCGCATTAAAGGAATCTGAATTTGTGTACATTAACATGTACTTCAAAGTTGTCACTCCTTTCCATCAAATGAAGCGTCCATTATGTCTTCAATGAACTCTTCGTTCTGGCTCATGAAGTCTTCTGCATCTATCGATGCGTAGTGCTTGGCCTCCTTGTGGGAGTATCCATCATCAAGGTACTGTCGATAGTATTCCCTGAACACACGCTTCTTTTCCTTTTGAAGGAAGTCATAGGACATGAGGATTACTTCCTCTTTGTCCCCTGCCCCTTGTACTTCTTCGTGTTACGTCGAAGGCTTTTGTTATTGGGGCGGGAATTAGGTGACTTTCCAATGCTTGTCCTTAGATGCTTCTTGCTGATGATCTTCTTTCCAGAAGACTTCAGTCGTGTAGATCCACTTTCCTTAGCCATGTATGTTTAAGCTCCTTTGTCAGAAACGACAGGGAATAGCATGTTGATGGTACGACTGACCTTGATTGCCAGTTCCCTGTGTTCATACTGTGTTGATGCGTCAGTCCGTACGTCGATGTAATGCAGCCAGCTACGAAGGCTTCCCTTCATGTACAGCTTGGACATCGTCATGCCCTCTGGCAGGATTGCCCTAGCTACTTCCTTTGCAATTCCATTCTCAATGGCCCAGTTGTAGTAGCTGATTACTACCTTCTCTACATTCATCTGGGCTTCAGTCCACTTTGCGTTCAGTTCTTCATCAGCGGATGGTAGGCTGTTCTGCCTGTTCTTCTTGTCCTGTAGACGAGCAGGCCGATAGACAAGAGAGTTAGAAAGCTTTCTCGCATCGGCGTAACGCTGGGAAAACTCTTGGAATGAGAAGCTTCGGTGCCTGAGAAGTTGACGAGCAATGTCCCTTGTTGTGTTGATCTCCATAGTTACGTCAATCATCTCAAGCGGAGACCAATGCTTGTTATCGATCAGATACTTCACAAGCTTTGGATAAGTCTCTGTGTGGCTCTGGTTCTCTGGATTGCTTACGCGAGCGCAGTAAGCAATCAGATCTTGTGGATCGGAGATACCATCCTTTAGAACATCGATTGATGGACGAGTGCAGGACACAAGCTTTACGCTATTCATTTCATCACCTTCCATCTTCTGCTTCAACAATAGCCAACCCAGACGAGTGAATTGCTCGCATGACTGTCTCTACGTCACGCATCCACATCCCTTGCTCTTCTGGAGAGATCAATGGCCATTCCTTGTGGGGGAAATCAAGCAACACCCAAGCCTTTGCGATTCGCTCGGAGAGCTTGATGTCGATATCATTGTTCACATCTTCCTCCATGTCTCGTTAGGATCTTCAACGGTGTAGTACACATCTCGGATGCCAAACTCAGCGATGCACCGAGAGCATCCTTCGCATGGCTTAGCCATTGCATATACGAAGTCACCTTCGTACACAAGCCTCTTTACCCTTACGACAAACATATCGCACTTCTTGAAGTCTTCAACGTCAAGATGGCGAAGGGCATTCTTTACACAAGCCACTTCAGCGTGAAGGTAGATGGCGTTCTCGTTCTTCTTGAATCTATTCTGTATCGGTGATGTCTTGTACCTGTTGATCCCAAAGCTGACAATCCTTCGCTTGTATACTAGGGACGCTGCTACCCTGTACGAACGAACTGGGTTTACTATGTCGATAGCGGCCTTGCGAAGTATTTCTATGTTGCGCTCAATGTAGTCGCTCATTGCGCTGCCTCGTAGAAA